GCGCTTTTTCTTAGCGGAACCAAAAAACCCTTTAATCCCATCCAAAACTTGGTCGATTAAATCGTCTTCTTCCTCTTTGCCATCTCCGATAAGCCCAAGATCTGCCACTGCATCTATTTCATCCATTTCTTCATTTGGCTGCTCTACGGCACTGTCAGAGGCATTAAGGTCAACCCTCTCTCTTCTCTCGGAATTAGAGCCAGCAGGGCTCATCGTGATGTTTCCTATAGCTTTTACGAGGGCCTCATCGTTGCCCGGAGGCACTTTATGGCCTGCTGCCATAAGAATACCTCGGACCTCTTGTGCCCATTCCCCATATAAACCCTTGACCGTATTGTCATAGTCGTCATCACCGGATGTTTTTGGCGGTGTTTTCCACAGCTTGAAGCCATCCTCGTCTTTCGCCTGCACCCGCGAACCCCAGTCCTTCTCCCCCGTGCCAGTCACCATCTGGGGAATCCCAGGGGTGTGCTTATATGGAGAAGTTCCGGCGAATAGCTCCTTGTACTTTGAACCAACCATTTTAAGCTGAAGCTTTAACGGTTCGCTAAAGGTATTCTTCTCGCTTGCTAGGGTATTTCGGTCCCTTGAGGCTGTTCGTTGATCGTATGACTTTCGCCTTGCGCTTTGATCCTCTCCCCTTTGGTTGAATTCAGCAGCCCACTGCCTTCTCTTGTGGTCGCGCTCATCTATTTCGTACTTTGTTTTTGAGGCCTCTGCCTGCCCTATCTGAAAGCCCTTTTGAGCATAGGCACTTGCGTTCGCATTTTCATAGACAGGCATTTCGCCACCATTTACCCCTGCGATTCGACCCTGCTCCTCTGCGACTTCAAACTGCTGCTTGTACCAAGCATCTTGGTCCTGTTTCATCCCGAGTTGCGATGCGCTTATTCGACGATTAGCCTCGTCCTTTGCGGCAGTTTCCTGCTCCTGCAATTGAAACTCGCGCCGTTGCTTATCGTCTCGTGCGCGTTGGTTTTCAGCACTCGCCATGCGAAGCATGTTGGTAAAAAGTGTATCTCCGAGTCCAGGCATTATTAAAACTCATTCAAGGGTCGTGACCCTGGATGATTAATGGGTTGCCCATTTGCCTGTGGCGTTTTCATACTTGCCTGCTGTTGCGGTGACATCATTCGCATTTGTCGATCGTACATGTCCTGCGCCATTTGATAGCGAATCGAATCATTTACACTTGCGAATGCTCCGCTCATGTCGCCACCACTCTGCGGTCCACGTTCGTTGTGTTTTTCAAAAAGCCCAACGCCTGCACCACCAACAGCACCCGCAGCAATGGCATATGGGTTCCAGCCCGAGGCTTGTCCGGCCATTGTCCCGCCCTGTACACCCCTATTGAGAGCCGCGCCCGCATAGTCCCTCCAGGTTTTTTTGCCATCCTCTTCTAACTGCTTTTGGATGCGCTCTGTCTCTGCCTGGAGTTCGGCCATTCTCTTTTGAGCTTCACCAAATCGATTAGTGTCGTATGTATTTTGATCATCTACTTGACCGGCTACCTGGCCTGGTTGATTTCTTGATAGCTCATAACTGCCGTCTCTATATGTCTGCATTTTTTCTCCTTAGTCGTCACCGATACGACACTAATCGAATGGATTGAGCACTGATAGCGTCTTCTTTATGGGGGCCAGGTAATCTCTCTTCTTCTCGGGCTCACCGCTGTGTGTGGTTACGTTGGTGGCCAGCCCTTCTGAGTCCACCGGACCGATGTTATCCAAATACTTCTGCCTCTCCTGCTTCGCCAGTTCATCTTCATCTGGTGGCAGAGGGAACTGAAGCGCCATTCTGTCGCGCAGGTATTGCTCATACTTATCTTTGAGCGCCTTGGTTGCATCGCGGTCCTTGGCATTTTCTGCCTGCTGAATTTGCTTGCCAAGAACATCGAGACGTATATCAATCTCTCTGGCAGCATGTTTTTGCGAGGCATCGGCCATGGCATTTACTGCCTGCTGATTTGCCCCTGATGATAGAGCACCAAAGAATCCACCGGCACCAGTAGAGCCTGCAATTGCATTATTGCTTGCGGCATCACGCTCGAGCTTGGCCCTCAAGCCGTGTACATTCTCCATGTCCCTGTCGTATACTTCCTTATTTCGCCCCAATAGTCCTGCAAGGGCATCTTGGTAGTCGATGCCATCCCCCCGCGAGGATTCCCCTGGTGGTGGTTCGTTTATTATCCGCTCTGCTGCTTCTGCTGCTGCTGGATTACTCCCTGCATATTGTGCTTCTGATTCCTCGGCACTCATGGGCGGGGGGTCTCCCGTGTATGTTTTTGCAGATTCAGGTAGAACCTTTCTGACTAGGTCTGTCTTCATTTTTGTAACCTGGTCAAGGTCCAAGTTTTGAAACTCTTCAGGCAATTCAAACCTAGGTGGTGGTGGGTTGGTTGGAGGAGGTGGCGCACCTTCCCCTCCTGGAATTGGTGGGAGGTTGTCGGGGCCGGATGGAATACCCGCATCTGGAACACCTGCGCCCGGAATACCTGCGCCCGGAATACCTGCGCCCGGAATACCTGACCTTGGTACCTTCCTTCTTGCCATTGGAATTCTATTCTGCATTTGTGCGAATGATGTTTGTTGAAAACCTGCCCCGCCGCCTTGTGGTGGTAGTGATGGTGGTGGTGGAGGTCTTCCTCCTGTTTGGTGAAGCATTAGATATCCCTCTGAATGTAGGTTGAAAGTGTAAGTTCTCGTTCTGCCAGCCAGTCATCGGCATCATTTGCATCGGCAAAGAGCGCCAGAAAGAATGGGCCACTTGCGTCTCCAAAGTCCATCTTTACCGACCCACCCGGCGCGGTTGCGGTTCCATAAACGAATGCTGACGGTGCAATCTCGATATTATAAGAGACAACAATTTGATTATCGACTGCCCACTCGCCCTGATTGTCGAAATATCCAGCAGCGAGAAGCAGTGTGGTCGGCTCGGAAGATGCAGCGTCAGCGGGAAGTTCTGATTTCTTATTCGCGAAAAAGCTAACGGAATTTAGCGTCCAAGGTTTATCGGTGTTTACGTCTGGCAGACACGCAAGCCCAACTAATCGAGCCTGTGCTCCAATAAAATTGCCAAAATTGGGAAGTTCGTAATTTTTCACTGTCATGTACTACTCCTGGAGATACCATCCTAAGTCTGGGGAATATGAGGATGCTTTTTTGCTAAGGGCACCATCCCATCTGACATTTTCCATCTTGATGGGGATTTTCTGGGAATTCTCCGTGATTTTTTTGCCAGAGATGCTGGCAGATATATGTATATCCTCATTTAAAATTGTACCAAATTTGGCTTGAATTTTCTTGAAGTTCCTATTTAGACGGTCTGCGTCTATCACTTCGGCATCTCGAAACGTGTGGATATTTCTAACAGGCATTAGAGCAGACCCCCCGCCTTTGGGGTTAAATACGATATAATGGGCACGTTTAGAGGTGGCACTCTGTCTAGCTCATCCACACTAATGGACATAACTGGGGTTGTTTTTGGTGATGCAACCATGACATCGAAAAGACTGCCACCTGAGAAGTTGTAGCCAAAGAGTGCCGGATACCCACCCTCAAGATATGTGCCTATGTAATATTCACCCTTTTCACTGAGTTTTACGCTGCGTTTCAGGTTCTTCTCTATTAGGCCAATTTCGCTGCAATCAACGCGACATTGAGTTCCTGGCACTTGTGCGAAGTTACTGCCAATAAGCTGATAAATAGCAAACGAACAGGTTGCTCCTGGTGCCGCCTGTGCAACCCTTATTCTGCTTTGATTGACATACATGCCAATATAAAGAGGGTCGAGTCTGACCAGGGTAAAGATGTTGTTTTCTGGAGCGACACTGCCAATTGTGGTGGCAAATTTAGATAATTCACTCTTCTGTGTGCCTATAACCCCGGACTGAATATAGGTTGGAATGTGCCCTCTGGCGATAGCTTCAAACTCAGCTTCGTTAATTGCACGGTCCTCACCCGACCTCTTGCCTATTTTTCCGGGGATGGCTACAAATGACATTATCGCCTCCCTAATAGATTAAGACCAAGGTCTATCTGGTGTATTTCAGGAAGAACGCCGGTTGCGCTGTGCTTGATGTTTAATTGAATCCATTGCCCGGTTATGCGTGTCGCAACCCTGCGTCGAGCCATCGTTAGTGGTGGAAATACTGCAGAACCAAACCGACCATCGTTGAATTTTTCGCCACCTAAGAAGCTAATCTTAGTGTCTTTCGAGCCCTTTAATCCGTCATTTGCCGATACGTGTATATCTATATCTTTTATGGCAGATGACCCTGCCACCTCAATAAGGCGCAAGTTTCTCGTCCTGCCGTCCTCTTTACCGAGTCGATGTGTTTCAAGCTCAATGTTAATTGCTGCCCCGAAATCATCGCTGCCTGCATCAAACGAGCAAATGTCACCATCACCCTTAACAAAATATAGGACCTCATCATCATCTTGATTCTCGTCCACAATCCAATCCGCAACGTCAAAACCGTCCCAGACCCAAAAAGCATTGTTTCTATAATCAAAACAAATTGTTGCATTATTGTGGGTGCTATCATCAAGGGCAACGGAGAGAAGGTAACAGTTTTTCCTGCGCCAGTGACAACTGGTGGCGAAGGCGCGGCGCGATGGGTTTATGCGATCGATAGTATCTTGAATTCTGAGGCTTAGTTTTGCGGCTTCTCCACCATTATATGCGTATATTCCATCCTCGGACATAAACAGTAACCGCCCCTCGACAGACTGAATCGAGCGATGTGCCACGGCACCAATGCCAGCAACGGAGCGATGTGCAACATATGTATCCAAGTCGGTGTTATCTGCCGTCTGGCCCATATATTTAAGTGACCAGATAGAGTCTTGCTTAAATACAATAGTCGTTCCAAAATGCTCTGTAATGGCTGTTATTGGTGAGTTGTCGTTTTCAAAAAGCACAGTTCCGCTCATTTTTGGCCACACCTTATGGTACGGAAATGGCGCACTCCAGCGAAGAATGTGTGGGTATTTCTTTTCCACGCACCAAAAACGGTTTTGCTGGAACGCTATAAGATTAGCTTCTGGCCAATCATCCTCGATGCCAGTGGTGATGTATTCGGTGGAATACACGCCATACTTACCAACAACAGACTCCCTTTGGTCTACATCGGCAGAGATAGTATATTCACTAACCGTCTCCTCTACCTCGTCTAATAAAATCTCATTATTGTCAGATGCCGCAGTTTTAAATGGTATGGAATGTCTAGTGACAACACCGCCATATGCAATATACATCTCTTCGCTCTGCGGTATGATTGCGGCTGAAGGGGGTATGTCCTCGCTTTTCTTTGTGCTCTTGTGCGAGTAAAGGTCCTCAAAATCGAGAGAAGCCATATTGTCAAACTGAAGACCATCGTGCGTCGATCTTACTGATATATATCGCTTGCCGTTGGGGAACTGGGCGATGAATAAACCCCTTGCGGCAATAGAGCTTTTTATTGTCTTTGGGTTTGCGAGTTTTACCGGATACTGTGTTCCAAATTCCTCTTGGTCGGTTTTTTCCTCGAAGTACTTGTTTGACTTCACCCCATCAATAGAGGTGCGTACATTCATCTGCTCTGCTGCCGGTGGGGTTGTCAGCGTATTGACGTTATCAATTTGTTCAGTCACGCTGGACCCCTTGAAGAACTCGTCCTCTCTCTTTCGCAAGGTGAACCGTATCCAATATTTTTCTGGCGATAAGGGGAGATCATCGAGAATCCTCTTGGCCCAATTTTGCGGAGCAGCAAAATTATAGACAAAAATATCACCACCGAGATGCCTTTCTGCTTTAGATAGCGGCGCGGAACCGGAGGACGTTAGTTCCGCGCCACCGAGTCTGGACCAGCCAGACTCATCACAATATTCCGCAGTAACGGTCATATTGCTTTTTTGAGGAGTGTGCTCAACGGCAACACCATCTACGTTCGGGTCTTCCAGGCCAAAGTACCACCGATCGCGATCACCGAATTCGTGTAGGGTCAGATCCAACCCAGAACCGGCTTGTGTGAAGACAGTACCTTTAGCCCCAACCAGAACGAGGTCCTCTCCCTCTTCGACAACATCATAATCCGAGTAGTAGGTGGATGTGACTCCGGTATAACCGGGTCGTTGTTCAAGAACCCTACGGGGTGCCCAAGCATTCCGGGCAATCCTTAATTGGTTCTTTTTCCAGCCATCCTCGCTCTCGTTGATGCCGCCGTTGGGTTTTATCCCTAGATATTTATAGTGACTCCGAGACACTGCCTTCCGTTTCTGTCTCCAGTTTTTTACGTTTCATTCCGTCCACTCGAGCCTTTTTGTTTATCTCGTCGCGGTGCTTCTCATACATCATTTGAAATTTCTTCTGCGATGGCACCGAGTATCTATCGTCGGCAATGAGAAAATGCGCTGCATGAATGAGCAGGATCTTCTTGTCTATAATTGTGTCCTCGAGGCCCGCAGTTGTAAGTTGTTTTTCCGAGAGCCCAAGTACTGCATCATCAACATCTGGCTTAACCATCAAAATCCAGTATCGAAGTTCATCTAATTCCCAGTTTTCGTTTGGCCTAAAATTTGGCAGGTCGCCAGTAATAACGCGAATAGCATTAAACCCAGATATTGACGATGTGTTGGCTTCCCTGGCAGACAACCAAGTGGCGATCCGCAGCGGAACCAAGTGTAGGGAGTAAGGGGGTATCTCAACATCAACAGACCCTAAATTTAAAAGCTCATTTCCACCATAGGGCGACTGTACGAGTTTCTCCCCTCGCATCATTTTATGTCGAATAACCTGCGGCTTAACCTGTGGGTTCTTCCTATAGACTACCTTTTCCTTCCCCGTGGAAGGGTCGAACTCTTTAAACTCCTGTAGTTCCGTCATAAACGGATTTCCGGTCATGTTTGCGACATGCGCCATATCCTCACCGGGCTTTATGGGTATAGGGGTGGGAGTATACTCGCTGACGTTCTTCATGCCGCACTCCCTAATAAATCCCTCCGCTACGTTTCCACTAACATCACGAACCTCGTACGGTGAAAGTTGATAGATCTCTCCCTCGTCGGTATAGTGCGTCTGCAGCACATCTGTGCGATTCATAATCGACACAATCTTGCGCCTCTTAATACTCTGTGATCTGGAATTCATATATATCCTCCTCGTAGCCGTCTTGGCTTATTCTTGGCACCCCACCCTCGATGGGTCGGCCTCTTGTTATGTCGCTCCAAAAACGGAGTCGAATTTGCTGGTGTCTTATAACCCACTGCTGCGGTGCGACCTCGTCGGCCACTTGGCGTAGCAATATTGCCGCTGCCCAAGCGATGACATGCCTATGTCTTCTTGGAACGAGATATGGCTCATCGGAGTCGTTGATAAGCGATGATGGTTCAGGCATGTATGTGACACTTAGGGTTTTCGTTTTTGTCGGTCCGGTAATTCTACTCCAGGCAAGCCTGTTGTAGTCCTCGAGCTTGACGGGTTGGGATGTATTCTCGCACTTTATATTTATTATATTTTTACCAGCGATACTGTCTGGCAGGGTGAGGACACGTTGCTTTTCCGGCCAAATAATATCCTGTGTGTGGTGAAACCATCTTCGGTCACCCTCTTCGATAGCGGCAGATACCTCGTCAAGATATGACTCGTTGATAGCCATATCAATCTGCGCCTTTGAAAAGTCGCTATCTAATTGACCTTCATTAAAATTTAGAATGAAAGCTACCTTCTCCCTGATCTGAGAGAGGTCGAATTTTTTCGCCATTTACTTTACCAAGTTCGGCGCTTTGTGCATGAAAACATCGGTGAGGTTTTGGTGCTCTTTTCCTGACAGTTTATCTTTTACTGAGTCAGGCATATGTTTTCTCGCGACATAGCGCGGCTTATCAATGCTCTTTTGGGACTGCTTAAATATTTCAGTCCCAAGTTCATGCGATATTGACTCTGCCATCGATTCATAATCTCGACCTCGTTGAATATTTACTTCATCGAGCCTCTCTTGAATCGGCGTAATCCATCGCTTCAATAATGGTATCACCTTACCGCTGCAGACATCTTCTTTGCTTACATTTGAAATCCATACCGGTGTCCAAATTAGCGAGTCAAAAGTTGACCCAAAAAGTGGTCCTTGGTCATTCCAACGCTCACAAATGGTTCTATCTGCGGCTCTCTTCTTAAGGAGTTGCACCAGCGCAAATGAACCCAAGTTGAGTTCATCGTCTGGTGACTCCCTGTCTTTGCCAACCCACCCCAACCTAGCGTCAGGGTGGGTTCGCTCAACCTCGTCGGTTATCCAATCAGGTGGGTGCATTAATAAGCACTAGAGTGACTCGATGAGAGTCCTACTATTTTACCTGATGTGTTACGTTTTTCAATGAACATTTCCATCATTTCAAAGCAAGATGCACGATAAATTAATTTCTCGTCGCTTGCTCTAAAAATTGCGCCGCCCTTACCATTCTTACGCCATGCCAACTCATGTTGAACCAAACGAGTTAACTCGCTAGGGTCTAAGAAGTACATAGTGCCATAAGGACAGTCTGGATCGGTTACAATTTTAATGGAACCTAATGAGGATTGGAATCTAACCGCAGCAAGACCAGTGGTCTTGGTATCAGGTGTAATTCGCATTTGACCCTCATATAGCTCTTCAACGTCAAGACAGTTCCAGACATTTGTCAAAACAGTCATGCCGTGCAAATTGCCAGCACCTTCCTGCTTTAACATCGCCAACATTTCACGGAAATGCCGTGCCTGCAGGTCGCCTGGTAAACCAGTGCCTGCATCGACAGGGATACGCAAAACAGGGCTGCTGTAGTGCGGGTAGTCCGAAACGTTTAGTGTTTGAAAATCTCCGGGGGAGTCATCAATCATCTTATCAAGACCCTGGAAAACCCTGCCCTTGGCACAGTTATCCCCTGTTCCCCAGTAAACCTCATCACCTGTGGCGATAGTCTCGCCAGATTCAAGGCTTAATCCTGAGATCTTCACTGTGGCCTTACCGTTAGCGTCAAGCGCACGGTCAACCTTGTCACAGACGAACGATCCCTTGAGTGCGCCAGATTCACCCGGTCCAAACACAGAAAAGTCCTTAGAAGCCCAAAGACCTCGACCATCATCAACGCTGATAGAGCCATCGCTGCCGTCAGCATCTTCGCCAACAGTACACATTTTACCAGATCCATCTCGGGTAAAATTGAAATTCTCTAGTTTACGGATACCTTCCATTAGGCCGCGCAATTCAGAGTTTACCACCGAAATGGCACTCTGCTTGTCGGTAATGGCGCGTAGCGCACCATCGGTGACCTGAACGGTTCCTGACAGGAATGTACGATACGCCTTGATGCGACCGTATGTTTGTTTGCTTGCTTCTGGCAAGGGCGCACCATCGTAAGTACCTGGGTTGATACTTCCGCTGGGCTGTAGATGAATTACTTTCTCTACGTGCTCTTCACCTTTCCATTGCATTTTCCCTTTTGGGATTTTCCGTGCAATGGAGGTCATGTTTAATGTTTTGGTCACTTTGGGCAAATATTTAATAAAAGATGCTCCAAAATCCCCTATGCTGACTCCAGCCATTTTAATCTCCTAAATTTAATCTAAGCTTGGCATTCCAGCGACTGCCCAATCAAGCTCATCGCGAAAGCCATTGCTTCGTAATTGTTCAAAACTGGGAGAGCCATCACCATCGACATTTGAACGACCATCAGGACTCGGTGCTTCAGTGGTCATAGAGGCATTTCTTTTTGCCTTCAATGACTTCCCTTGGCGGGAGAGTTCCGTCTTTGCATACTGCAGTGCCGTTCTTTTTGCCATTTTCGCAGAGTCGGTTGCACTAGACCCGGTCAACCATTGAAACATCATCGTGATTGTCGATAATCCCTCTTGTAGGTCCTTGGGTACATCATCAGCCTCACCCGCAAAGAACACATCTCGAGTTGCAGTGTCTGCTTCTCGTATATATTCCTGCTTTTGTGCTGACGCTTGCGCTTCCTGCTGCTGCTCGGTCATGCTGTTCTTTAACGCATCAAACTCTTTTTTTAGCGTGGTGAGTTCCGGATTCAATTTTCCCATAGCATCATTTATGACGCTATTTTTAAATTCCTCTGCAGGGTCCTGATATTCTTCTTCCTGCTGCTGCTGCTTCTGTGCATTCAACGCCTCAAGAAACTTATTTTGCATTTCCTGCTGCTGCTGCTGCATTGTCTGCATCTGCTGCTGTAGTTGAAGATTTGTCTCCTGCGAGGATTTTAGATCCGTATTTAACCCACGTATGCGTTTTTGAGCGCGACCTTCTTGTGGTGCTTCTTGCTGCTCCTCTTTGTTTTCGGTTTTAACCTCATCAGTACCCTCTTCATTAAGAATACTGTCGAGCGCGGATAATGCATCACCAAACTCGTTGGTTGATTCACTCTCTGCATCTTCTTGGGGCGAACTATCCTCTTGGACTTCTGGGCTACTTTCCTCCACGACGAACTTGTCACCGGATTCTATGATATCTCCCGTTATCTCAGATTCTGTTGTTGCCTCTTCACTCATAATTCCTCCATTGCTTAGATTACGTCCAGCAGACGGTTTAAATAGCGGTTACGCCGCATAGTCGAAATTTTTCCATTTTATCGCATTTTATCCACATTTGAAAGGCCTATTGGGTCTGTGTTGTCGTCCCAAGTATGTTCAATAAGTGCTGCGGTTATATCAATTGCGGTATCGAGGTCGATATCAATATCCGTTCGGCCATTATATTTGGCCATTTTAACACGCTCTACCATATAGTTTCTAGCCTCATCCAGTGTCATCTAGCCCTCATGCATTGCCCCGGGTCGAGCTATCGACTCTCCTGCGGAGTCTGCTTCCTGCACCATCTGATCTGCCGAGCTTCCGGAACTTGGTAAGCCGGCACCTCCTTGTTGTGGCTGTTGCTGCTGTCCCATGCCGTTCGGCATTATGTCGGCATCAAGAGGGGTTGGTTGCATCACTGAAACATATCCCATCCATAGCTGTGCAACCTGCTCGACAAGCTGTTGTGGGGCAGACCTTCCTGATCCTCTTAGCCAAACCAAAAGCTCCTCTGCTGCCACTTTGGCATCATCCCATGGTTTAGGCGTAATCATTTCTCCAGAAGCAATAATTTCTGGGACCTGAGAGAAATAGGCCCGTTCAGAACCATCTGTATCAACTGCAGTACCTGGCATCTGAATTCCAGCCATTTGCGAAAATGCTTTTATATCTAACATGCCTGTCGCTGGGTCGGTAAAGATTCCGGCCTGCAGGAGTCGTTCTGCCTGACCGAGCCTGATTGCTGAATTAGTTGAAAGAGAGTCCGACTCGTTAAGCGCAATATCCCATCCGCTTTTAAGGGAAGCATCTTTCCAAGTGAAGTTATGTAACTTGTCTTTTCCAAGAATAGACCAAGTTCGATTCTCATCGTAATATGTCTGTGCCATAACGAGTATCGCTCGGTGAAGCTCTTTCCACTCCTCGATATTTTCTACGATAACACCTGTCATTGATTCTTGGGACTGAGAGTCAAGGATGGCGGCATATCTTCCTGATTCGCCACTCTTTCCAGACATTCCAAGCTCATGCTCAGTTACGGACGCTGCCTTGCGAACAGCCTCTTCCAACCTCTCTAGCTCGGCATAAACGTAATTTGGGAACCCCGGTATTTCGAGGTAGCGAACCTCTCCCGCATGGGCCTTATATTTTATGATCTCCCCGGCTGTTGTGTTCATTCGGTCGGCGCTTATGCCTGAACCAAATGGAACCTTTAGTTTGGGGTTGTTGGTGAGTTCTCGATTTTTCTTAACCTGCGAAAGTAAATGGTTTCGCTCGTCCTGAATCTTATAGCACGATACAATAAAGGGTTGGCCCCAGAAGTCGCTGGGATTTGGATCAAATCGATGAAAATAGAATGGTAGTCTGCCTAGCTCATGGTATGGAGATGGCTGCTCTGAGAGTATCATGCTGCCGGTCGAGAAAATCAATCGACCATCAGGGAACTGCTCCGTTGGAACCTCGTGCCACTCATATAGGAATGTGTGTTCGTGTAGTGGGGCGATATCATCTTCCATAAAGTGGGACTCGTAAATCCCATCATCGGCTGAAATATACTCAGCCTTGTGCGGAAATCTTCTACGAACCTCACTCACGGGGATGGCTTTTTTGACCACACACCACCGCATTTTCTCTGGGTCGCGTACTCCGGGCTCGGGAAGAAAGTCGCCAACATCGTGCAGTATAACTCTAAGGTCACCCTCGTTTATTTCCTTAAGGATGGGTGCTGGTTGTCCAACAACTCCTTCGGACATCATCGCCATGGTGCATTGTGGGCACTCTTGCTCGGCATCCTCGCGCTCTCCGTTGTATCCACATTCCTCACACCAAGACACTATCTGGCCTGCATCTTTATCCCAGGCTACTTGAAATACAGCAGTTCCGGCCCAAGCGAGTTGCTTTTGTGCCTTCAGATATTTCAGTCTTAACTTCTCTTTTCGGGTGATATAATCGAGAAAACTCTCACTCGCCTGAGAGGCCTTAAGGTCAGACTGATCGTCAGTCCTTGGAAGAACGGTACAGCTCGGGATTACTCGAGCCAGTTTTCCAACCAGTGCTCGAGCAATTGGCCTGATGATATTTTCTTCTGAGCCGGTGTTGTCCTTGCGAAATTTAACAAGATCACCGGTAATGGAGTTTTTCGCCAAAACATAATCGCCATTATAGTAACATCGGCCTAGTTCCCATACCTGCTCTATGGTGGTTCTATCCTGAGTTGCCTCATTGAGCCGAGCATCGAGTCTACCTAAAAGCTTTTTCTCTTCATCGCTTGGAGAATATTTTTTTGCTGGCGAGGTTCCCTCGAGAACCCCAATAGAATCTTTGTTTTCTGATTCTTCCATTATTTTCCTTGAAAGTCCATGGAACTGAGAACCCTGGAAAGCGTGGCTTTCTTCATCGTATCCTTGGTGGGTTTAAACTGGGCCTTGCGGAAGGGGAACATTCTCTCGTCGAGCGCAGACTTAAGAGAGCCTTCGCTCACCTTTGGCTTTTGCGGATTTAGCATGTCCTGCAAGGAGAATCCCTTGATCATCAATAACCCCCAACAATTTCGTACTTGATACCATCTTCAAGCGTAATGGTCTTGGTATCTTCCGGAAGTGGTTCCTTATGCTTTTTTACCCGGTCAACAAGCTCAAGATTTCCCTCTTCCTGCTCTTTAAGCAGGTCGCGAAGCTCGTCAATGCTTTTTTGCATTGCATTAAATGACAGGATTGCTTCTGCCTCTGCTGTTGTGTGCAATTTGTTGACACGGACAACAGCAATAAGAGCTAATGTTACCAAAAATATGAGCAAATAGAAACTAGTTAGCATCTGTACCCTTTACCTCTTGCCTCAAATCATCCCACACCTCTTGGTCCTCTAGCGAGATATGCGGCTTTAGAGAGACTGATCTTTCAGCCTTTACTGCCTGTTCAACGTCAAAAACAGGGTAGACTTTTGCTGCAAAAACGCCAAGGAATAGGGCCACAACAAGGTCATCGTGAGAGCCGCCGGCTCCTTGAAACTTTACACTCTGCCCACTGGGAGTCATTTCTTGACCATACGTTCCGAGTTGCTCTAGCGTTTCAAAACAAGGGATGCGTATGGTACAAATGTGGGTTATTCTATCGTATATTGTTTTTTGCAAAACTGAAACCATTAAACCCTTTGTGGACACATTTGTATCGAGACCAAATTGGGAGTCTAGGCCATGCATGACTGCGGCAGGCGAGTTACTATCTCGAAACAGATTCCAATATCCAAACTCTTTTATCCGTTGAATCGTGGCATCACCAGGACCCCTGCGCTCAGGTACGAGAAGCGCGGAATTATAATACATTCCAAGCTTAATTAGTTCTTCTGCATAGTTGAGTGAGTTGATCCAACCATGATAAGAGGAAACCATTTCAAAACGTATGTCCATCGAGTTCATTCGTTTCATCTTTAAAACGATTGCTGCAGAGGCATCTCGATTGGTTAGACCAAAAGCAACATCAGCACCAATAATATACTGCTCTCCGGGGATTGGTTCTTCCCACACCCTGATTGCACCGTCCTTTGTCTTCTTAAATCCGGGGATGGTTTTTTCAGTAGCGTCTATCATTTTTTCTTGGTCAAGAATTAACTCACCTCTGCGGGGCTTTATTGCTTTGACTGACATCTCGTGGAGTGTTTGAAGATGAAAAACTGCGCTCTCCGAAAAAGCAGCGGGTCGTCCATAAACTCTTGCTTCGATTTCTGGGGCAGACATCATGTTGCATGAAGCATCGATTCGAGGCTTAGGGACAAGCCCTGCAGAATATTGATCGATTGTATGTAGGGATACGATTGGTTGGTCCGTTCCCGGCACAAGGTTCTTTGGTGGTCCCGCCATATCCAACAACGTAAGTTCCTGATGCTCCCAAGCGGCCTTACCTTGGAGCGGTGTGCCCGTTATAATCAGCGATGACTGAGGCACTGTTTCCAGGCGTTTCATTGTCTCACCGAAAAAGTCGTGCCTGATGTGCTCATCGTAATGAGCAAGTCCAAACTGTCCACCCATGATTGGACTTGGTCCCTCACCATCAGAGAAAAGAATCACCGAGGCTTTTGGATGAGGACAACTCTGAGCAAGCCCCTTCTCGGCACATTCTGGACAGGCAATTTGCAGAAGCTTTTTTCTCTCGTCATAGTGATAGAACCACTTTCCGCTCGTTGGAAACATCGGGCTCAATGGGTTCCCCGTCTCGCCACTCAAAAACTTGCGCTCAAAAACCGCCTTGGAATACTTCGAGAAGTTTACCCCTACAATGAAGGTTGCGTTTGGAGATGGGGGTAACGGGTGTGGTCTAAATGGATGGTGGTTTGTAAGGTGAAAGTAGTGCTCGGCAAATCCCGATACGGTTTTTGATATTCTATTCCCGCCACGAAAATAGCGGATAAGGGCGGGTGAGGCGTGGAAACTTTCGGCAACGCTGTGGGCTGGCTTATAGAGCACCATAGGGTCTGCGCTGACAATGTCGGAAAAGTCATCCCTAAATTTTCTTAAGGCTAGTACAAAATCCTTTAGCCAATCGCACTCTTCGCGTTCCTGTGCAGGCCACTCTTTAATAGCATCTCGCACCAAATCGGAATAATCAAGGAAGTTTGTGGTGGTGAGGTATTTTCCCTCTAGCCCTGCCCCCTCGAGAATATCAACACAGTGCGCTATCACGCTGCTGTACTGGATCTATTTCTCTCCAAAAATAAGAATTTCTACGGGAACGTCCTGACCAATACCCTCTACGGCAATAACGGAATCATCCTGCACGGATGCAAGGATCATAAAACGCCCAGGTGGAACTATGGACTGGCCCATTTGTTCTGCTAATACTTCGATAGTAATCATGACCCTATTTTCATCTCCCATATCGGTAATAATCTCTGCAGGAGGTACGTTTCCGTCATACCAAAGAGGTGTTCCATCGGGTATGGTTGGGTGTCCTGACACTACCTTCTGCTCAAGGTATGAGCTTGTCGGGCCGGTCCAGACAACCTTAGCGTTGCCTGTTATGCCTCTGTTGCGAACAACAAGTGACTCAATATTTTTCATTCCACCCAGGTCCAAGAGTATCGCTCCTGGGTGGGTTTCTGAATCGGCTACGACATCGCCGTTAGCATCATATTCAATCTGAGTTGCATCGAGCTTCTCGGTCATAAACGCCTTGGAGCTAAACGTGCTCTCCATGCCGCCAGAGTATCCAATTTGGCCATCGCTGAAGTCAGAACTTGAACTTTCATCGATGGTAAACCGAATCCTTACGTGGCTATTATCTGTTGCTGTTGACATTAATCCTCCATTAGTCCGACCCCTCGAGCCCAGTCCGAAACCAGAACCTTCACTTCAGATGCTTCCTGAAGACCGGCGATTTTGGACGCAGAAATTCGCGCACTCATTGATAGGTCGTTATTTGAAATATTGCCAAATTTATTGGCGAGAGAAGTAAAATTGTCGTTCATTCTAGTCGCGTCGATAATTTCACCATCGGAAAAGGTGTGGACATATGGAACTGGGTCTATTTCCTCACCCGTCTCAGTTGTTGTGCCGCCTACGGTAATTACAGGAAGGGCAGACACACTGTATGGGATTGTTGCGGTTACACCATTATCGCTGGTGACCGTGATTGTCCCGTCGAAGGCAGCGGCAAAATTTATCACTCCACCACCAGAAACATGCACTGCCGCCATGTTGTTTGAGATAAACTCGCAGGCGTTTGTTACGTTCGCCTGAATGCCGGTGTCGTAGGTTGCGACGACTGTTATAGAAACTGCCGTGTCTGATACCACTGCAGTTATCGTATCGGGGTATAGGGTTAGGGCGGTTATGGTTGGGTCGCCCTGCTGGAGGATTAGCGACTGGGTCCAGTCGTAGCTAAATCGCTCAAGAATGCCTAAGTCAAACTCCTCCCAATCAGGTTCCACAAATGGCATTTAGTTTTTTCCCTTGAGTTCTTTAAAAGTTTTCGCGGCTTGCACTGTGCTGTTTTCTGCAAGCGTATGGCGCGAATTGTTCCAGTTTAACATTTTTTCAACGTCATCTCCATCTATATCGACTTTCAGATTTAGCATGGTTCTTTTGCTATCGAGAAGACCCGCGCTCTTCATGGCAAGCTCCAGGGTTCGACGGTCTTCGGTTGTAAATGCTATCGTGCCCTCCTCCATCGCTTGGCACTTTGCCAACAGGTAGGTTTGCTCCTCAACCGGGTTGTTTCGGGGCATCGTCATCAGCTCAACAACCACATACCCCCTCCCCACCAGAATTTCGGCCATATCCTGCTCGAGGCCCCTCACGAAAACGGTTCTGTCGACCCTATCCGTGATGGCAGGGAACGCACTTAGGAAATCTACAGGCATCTAAAATTGTTACATATTTGTGGTAGTCATTCAAACCCAAATCGTGTGCAAATGGGTCATATATTACTTTAGATGGGACCCAGAGGTGCTCTCGTGGAGGTGGGTGGTGGTAGTGGTGTTGTATGTCATGAAAGTCGTACCAAATGTGAGGGGTTTGTTCTGTTTAGTGAGGTATAGTAGCTTAGTAACATATGTATAACATCAAGGGTTACGAATACTTACAAGGATGAGAGTCAATCCGTTACAGGTATACGTGCCCTATGGTCTCATCTCTAGGCCTTGACCGCTCTAACATGCTTACGGATCAGACATAACACCCGATTAGTGGCGGGAACCGTCCCCCTAACCAGTGAGGGGGACGAACCCCTTCCACAACAAATAGGAGTTATCATGACTTACCGAGTGACAGTGTATCCAAGTTTAGCAGTCAAGGCCAAGACCCACAAGACATTTGCGAAAGCGAAGCAATACGATTGGGGGTTCGGCTGGGTAGTCAAGTCACCAACGCTTGCTGCTCTTCACCAACGCCTGGACAAGTGCAAATGGTTGAAGAAGCCTCTACTGCAACAAGTAACCGTTAGCAAGCTTACACCTAAGCGCATTCCACAACAGTAGCAACAACAACAGCAAAGGAGAATGAAATGACAGTTGAAAGAGTTCCTGAACCAGTAGATGAGCGAGAGATTGAATATGAGACAGAAGCCGAGGCACACGAAGCAGCCTGTCTCTGGTCAAACTGTGAAGTGTGTGGGCGAGGCATCTCCGAAAGAGAGTTCTTTGGCACCACCGACAGAGACCCTAACGTCTGTGACTCATGTCACGAGAAAGGAGAATGAAATGAAACAGATCTACATAAACATCCCGATGTCATGGCTAGGTATAAAGCTGGGATTTTGGTTCAACATCAACCAATACCCAACCGATTCATACAAGATAGGAGGGATAAGCCTTAAGCATTATCGACTAGCCCACCCATGCCGGGAAGTAGAGCTGGAAGCAAGATATGGCAAATATGATGTTGGTGCGCGACTCTATTGGCGATGGACTGAGGACATGGTGCCCTTCTAAATCAACAAGCAACAAAGGAGAATGAAATGGAAGAACAAGTTTATGAAAACAACTGTGATGCCTGGAACAACAGCAACCGTGATGAGCAAAGCGAACAGAGGAGCACCTGTCCGAGTTGCTCAACAGAACATGAAGGACCATGCGTTGTATGCGTGTTCCAACAAAAAGAAGGAGAAGTAAAATGAAAAGCCAAAAAGTAATTACAATCTACAAGATGAACCGTCAACTAAAGGAATGGATTGTCTATCAGGATGGCACATACGTGCGCGGAGAGAAGAGGGAGATGCCAATGAAACATCTGCGCGAAGTCATCAAGGAGGAGGAAGACATGGGACACATTGTCTGGCTTGAGACAGAAATATATTACTGTCGCCGCGAAGAGTATCTAAAGAGGATAACCGAAAGCCTTGAGCTTCAAGATAAAATAGAAAAGAAACTGGCAGTAGTTGCCAGATACAAGGTGGCCAAAGTCAATGAGGAGGATATCCCCTGCACTGGGCTATGTGGCGAAAGGCCAGAACATGACGACAACTGTGTGTGCTGGGAGGTCGCAATGGAACAAGCAACAGATGCAGTACAAGCCCTGGACCACCTGAGCTTACCACAACTACAAGAGGAAGGACTTTGCAATGAGTTATAAACTTACTGAAGACCAAGCACAAGAGGCAGTCGTACAATGCTACGTTGCCATGAAGAGAATGCTGAATGAGCACAACATTACAGAGTGTATGCTCTACCCAGAGAAACAAGAGGAGTGGACAAACAGATATGAGTTCTATGAGAAACAAATAGCACTATTAAAGATTAAGTTTCCACAATTTTGGAGGAAGCGTCAGGTACCGTATGAATACATTGAAGACATGGATGAGCTGGTCAACGCAACAAGTAAAGGAGAGATAAAATGAACAACCCAATAACTAAATGTCAGCGTAAGGCAGTCAAGGCCCTGTGGGTTCGCCATGGCAATGGTGACACATATAAGCAATTCAGACGAAAGTTTTCGTTTGGAGTTGGTAGTGCCTATATCGGCATTGAAATCAAAAACGTGTTCTATGGCATCGAGCCCGATGGACACACTCACACATGAGGAGAAGTAAAGATATGTATAACAACACAAGAGTCCCACAAGTAAGAGAGGTCAAAGTACAAACAGAGTATGGCCGAATTATGGAGTGGTTGGAGCGGAGTGAAGCAGGAATGCGAAAGAGTGACCCAGAAGGTCCAGAGTATCATGCATACTGCGAAGAGTATCAACACTGCTTAGAACTTATAGAAAGAGAAGGAGAAAACAATGACTAATTTAAGAACCATAAACAATTTTGGAGAGTTGCTCATCGACATGCAGAAGAGCATTACAGAACTAGAGGTTGCAACCGAAGGATTTTCGGCAGAAAAGCAAAGCGAAGAACTACAACCGTCATGTTTTCAGGCTGCAACTACGGCCATGATTAAGGAACTTTATGACAGAGTGGCAAAGATTGAAGATAATCCTGCAATTGAGAACCTGAAAGCAGGGATGAATGAGCTTAAAGAAAGAATGGATGCCCTAGATGAGACCGCTGGCCAAGTGCTAGAAATTTGCCACATGGAGACAATAGTAACACAGAGCAACGTAAAGGAGGTCATACATAGACAACTTACCCAACTGTTTTATCAACTGCAAAAACACTGGCAATCAATACCGCCGTTTTGGATAAAAATAATTGAAGGCGATACAAAAGAAGAAGGAGAAAACAATGGATAATCTATTCCTGGCAATCGTGCTGGCTGACTACATAGCAAAAATAATAATAATCTTATCTTAACTAAAACTAATTAACAATTCGGCGCAGAAACATCCTACAATGGATAGTTGCGTCAAAACGGAGAAAACAATGACAAATTTAATGAGTACATCAGCAACCGCAATGTTAAATCCTGCAACGCTCTCGGAAATCATGAGTGTGCCTCTCCCGCAAGAGACAAGCACATACATGCCGGTGCCGCACGATAGAATTGTGGAGTATGTATCAACAGACCTGGTTGATATGCTGCCTCAGTTTCAGCTTAAGGATAACACCTTTGGACTGTCACGAGACGGCAAGTGTCTGTTTGGAATGGCATCGTTTCGAGGCAATGATGGTTATATAGGACCGTCAATTGCATATCGAAATAGTTATGACAAATCCATAAGCGTGGGTTTTGCGTTCGGGGCTCAGGTATTTGTTTGTGCCAACGGCATGTTCACAGGAGACATCGTTGTAGCAAAGAAGCACACGCTGAATGTGTGGCAATCAGTCAAGCAGCTAGTTCAGGACTCCGTCCATAAGGTTGGAGAATCCTACGTTAAGATGCTTAACGATATTGACACAATGCGAGAGAAGCCAATGTGCGATACGTGGGCATGGGAGGCACTTGGCGTACTACGTGGGCAAAACGTGCTATCACCAAGAGTCTACGAAAAGGCTCTCAAGGAATGGCATGAGCCAACATATAAGGAGCACAAGGATGGTACTTCATTACAGCTTTATAATGCATGTACCGAGGCTTTCAAGATGGAGACATCTCCCAATCGCGCAATGAAGAAGCGCATCGAGCTGCATGACCAGTTTCTCAGCTTAGTTTAAATCACCAATAAAAATAAAAAACAAAAAGGCGCATCAGTGCAGCAATGCATCGGTGCGCCATTAACAGGAGAAGTAAATGAAAATGACAAGCAAAAAAGTAAGACGTTTAGCTGAACTAGCAGAACTAGCACTAAAGACTCTCGCGAAACAAGAGGGGGTTTTGATCAAATATGAAAGCGGAAGCTTTCGCGAAGACATTGGACAATTTACAGCCAAGTTCTCTTTTACCTGTATGCAGGAAAATGGAGTCCCTACAGACTTCGCAAAAAGAGCGCCGCGTTTTGGTCTAACGGCTGATCACTATGGTGCAACCTTTATGGCCCAGGGGAAAGCGTATTCCTTGGTGGACATTAGTGAAAGAGCCCCAAAATATCCAATGATTGGAGAACATCTATTAACACATAAACTTTACAAGTTTCCCGTAGACCTAGTCGTAGGCCAGATAAGCGGGAGGTCAACGAATGAAACCTTTGGGACGCTTAAGGATGAAGAGCCAAAAGCGTGGGTATACAACCGAGCAGAGGATGAAGAGCCAGAGACTGAAGAGTGTCACTGGGATGCGAGGGTCAAATGAAGATTCTTAGCCTTTGTGAAAAGACCGGGCATATGCTCCAGCCATGGGCAGATGCAGGACATGACTGTCTAGCCATAGACATCCAGCATTCTATCCGCAGGGATAGAGTACATAATGGAATTCTATATATGTGGGGTGATGTTCGCAGCATTACCCCGCCTTGGGTAGAAAACACAATGGGAGGTAAACCAGATGTAATATTTGGCTTCCCGCCCTGTACCAACCTTGCTCTGAGCGGAGCGCGAGACTTTAAGAAGAAGGGAAGAAAAATGTATCTTGACTCATTGATCCTTGTCGATGCCGTGGCAAGCATCTGTGAGTGGTTTAACTGCACATGGATGATTGAGCAGCCAATGAGCAGACTAACCACTGCATGGCGCAAGCCAGACCAGAAGTTTACACCATGGGAGTATGGTGAGGACTACCAGAAGGAGACATGGCTATGGACTAACAAATTTACCATGCCTGAAAAATCTATAACCAAGAAACCAAGTCATGTCACTGAAAAGATATGGCTGGAACCACCGGGAAAGGAGAGAGCCAATATCAGAAGTGCAACATCAGAACTATTTGCGAAGGCAGTCTATGAGGCTAACCATGAATAAAGAAAAAATCAGCCAAGCGCAACTCAGGCGCAGGGCTCAACTAAAGAAACATGAACCAAGCATTTATGCGCGGTTACTAAAGAAGGAGAAAAAGATGACAATTTATTTAAGCGAAGATGAAGAAGGAAATCTAAGTCCTACATGCGAACGCGCATGGTGCTTTGTTAAAATATCCTTAAGAGAATTTGTCAGCGATGAAGATATTAAACTTATACGCAAATTAGGATTTTCCGTGCGTATCAACAAAGAGGAGAAGTAAATGAGAGAAGCCATAGTCGCATGGGGGGCTGAAGATGTTTTGGTCATATTTGGAGTTTCAGCAACAGAAGCAGAGGCATTTTTACACAAACACGCCGCCATCATCGAAGAACGAATGATTGAGATCGGATGGGAGGTCATTGAAACACTTGGTGACCTTGATGGTTTGCCGAGGATTGAGGAAAAGGAGCAAGAAGAAAATCCAAAGTTATTAGCTAAGTTTAAATGTAACGTTGATGAATACTATCTGGATCAGTTTAGGGGCTACGTAAAGAAGGAGGAGAAGTAAAATGAAATTTAACCGAGCAATAAAAAAGGAGATGACCATGAAAGAAAGAAATATTTATATTAATCCATGTACTGCTCGTTGGGATGACGACGAACCAGTAAAGATAAATATAAAGTACAAGAAAAAAGTTGTTGCAAGCATGCAACTTAATGGAGGAGGCCCAGACATGGACTGTGAAAACCACGGATGTATGTATATTGGATATGCAGGATGGACCATTTATGTAGATGCCAGCATGATTCAGCATGACGGTAAGCTCATTATAGACAAATGGAAGGGCTCCGATTATGAGATGATTTTAAAGAGGGCACCGACGATGAAAAAGTGAACCACTGCAGTCTCTGTCTGGCGTATGGCGTATCCGCTAATACCGATGGGGAATACAACAGTTACTATATAACAAAAGAATACTACAGCGAGGCATTTGGATCGCTCATCAATCCACCACGCAAGTTTCACTTATGTAAATACTGTTATCAAGATGCCGTTCTTGAAGAAGAGGAGAAGTAAAATGATCTGCTGTGACCTATGCGACAAAAGGGTCGCGTACCATACTTCCGAGTATGGAAATATTGATGAGGAGTGGATGGATTCCAACCATGAAGCTGTAGCCTTCGGCACTACCAATGTGCTGTGCTCAGAATGTTGGAACAAAGAAAAATATGGCCCTGAGCCAATAGAATAATAACCCAAAACATTTAGGAGATTAAAATGAGATTACCCATTATCGACGATGCACAGGTGCGTCAAAATACTGAGAAACTTAATACTGAAATGGAGAAACCTTGGCTCATCCCAATAAAAGAAGCGTGGGCCCTGGCTCATAGCATTGGCCTTGGCATGAAACATAAGCTGTTAAGTAGCGCCAGTACCAAGATGGTTAAATCGAATAAGAACGAAGTCCGTTCCTACGATGCAACAATCTATATGGCAGCGCATACCAGCAGTGGGCTGGTGAATGCATGTGGAGAGGCAGACGCTTGTATCTTCCCGTGCATACAGTATGGCGGGTGCGGGATGCTGCACAATGGACCAGATAAGACCTATTCGCGGAGGGTTTATATGCTGCTGTATATGCCGCAAGTGTTTTTCACTATCCTGTATCATGACCTTGAGACACATATCAGGGCTGCTCTCCGGAGAGATGCAATACCATCTTTTCGTGGCAATGGAACAACAGACATACCATGGGAGATAATGGCACCATGGATGTTCAAGGACTTTGATCAGGTCCAGTTTCATGATTATACCAAAATCTTTGATAGGCTTGATAAGGACACACTGCCAAGCAATTATTATTTAACGTTTAGTGAGTCATCCAGTAATCATAAGAAAGCAATAGAGGCGCTGGCTATGGGATGGAACGTGTCATTCTGCAGTGATGTCATGCCGAGGACATGGCACGGACACACCGTAGTGGACGGAGATTACCATGACAGTAGATTCCTTGACCCAAAGAATTCAGCAGTATGGCTGAGTCCTAAGCGGCCCAATAATGGATTTGATATACGAACAAGCAAGTTCGTGAGCTGGATTGAAACACCCTATGCACTATTTAACTAAGGAGGATTAAAATGATTATTAAAAAACAAGACGGTGGATGGATACTTATCAGCGACATTGTCGACGGGCAGTGGGTGAAGCGGAGATATCTATACTACTCTGAGTATGCGGCTAAAAAGGATTTCCAAGAGGAATTCAGAAAGACCAAGGAGGTTTAAAATGTATTGTGAGAAATGTAGTTCAAATCTTGAACCAAAGAATTTAAAGTTCTGTAAACTGTGTGACCGTACACTGGAGCATCGTCATGTGAGGATGGTCCGAAAGGAATGGGAGGAAGGTGACTTGGCCAAGGGGGTAATGATGATACTCCCTGGGCCCTATGTCATCGATCCAACAATGCTGAGGTACATCTGCGAAACGGAGGTCGGTAGATACCTCTTCTTCGAGGATATAAAGCCGCATGTGAAAGGAGCAATGCTTGTCAGTAATGCGGTCGAGCAAGCCGCTTTGATCAAGTTCCAGCTACCTCGGGACACAATATGTATGTTGAATTGTCTCTAGTCTGCATCGGATATGGAGGGGCCTCGTGCCCCTTCACTCCCCTCCCCTATATAATACCCAAGCTCTTTGAGAAGCCGGATGCCCTCGGAGGCTCCGTCCACCACGTAAGTCAGCCACCCCACCTCCTCTAGCCCCCTGAGCCACTTCTGCTGGTGAAGGCTTACTACACGCCTGCCTCTCCTCCTCTTCATTTCAATTGCCACACCACACGCCTGCGTTCTCCTCGGCGGCGGCGTAAAGATCAAAAGGTCTGGCACCCCTGCCGAAACACCCATCCGTTTAGCCCTGGCACCGGTCACCTTCGACTTAATGAGCCCGTTGGGGGGATGCGTAAACAAAACATTGTTGCGCCTAAGCCACCTGACAACCGCCGTTTGCTCCTGCTCTTCACTTGGAGTCATAAAACCCCTCACCATAAAGAAGCCACTTAAACAAAAATGGATTTAGCCGACAGAACAACATCAGTCCCTTTGTGGACTGCTCGGTCAGGTTCTCGTTGTTCGTTACTATTTTTTCCTCTCCTAACCCCACGCCTGCAAAAATGATATGCAGACACTCGTGTAAAAGAGTTTCTCGGAGCATCGGTAGCGGAGCATCGGTGTTTATTCTGACAAGGCGCTCGTCAAAATCAACATAACCAAACATTTTCTCATTTTCGATTTCGAGACCAGCACTATATTGTATCCCGAAAACCGCCCACCCCGCATCTATGGTTCTGGGGAGCGTCATTAACCATTCTAACACATATTCCCGGCAAAAAAATCTGAACTGACAAGGTCCATATTAACAATTCCAGCGACTTAGCAGAATCTTGTCAGTTCATATTCAAAAATCGGTAAGGCCAATTCTGTATAGGGGTGATTTCAATCTCAGGTTGTGTGATATGTAATATGTGTATTTGAACTGACAAGATTAATATAACATACTGTTATCATTATATACGTCATTGTCAGTTCAGATTGTTACTTTTGAACTGACAAGGTTCGCGCCAAAAGAAAAAGGTTTGTTTTAATGGGGGTTTGGAAAATCGTCAGATTATTGACGCGCAGCGTAACAGTCATAAAGCTGGCTCCTTTTTTGGAACGAGGGAAATAGCTTCAATACCTAACCATGCGTAGCGAGTTTGCGACCTTGCAGTCACGCGGTCCTTGGTAAAACCCTTTGCTTCCATATCCCCGGAAATCTTGCGACCCCCAACGACATCAAGCCCATTACTTTTGAGCCAGGACCGATAGCCTGTCTGAAAGTCACTCACTGGAATTGATTTCTTTTCGTTATCCTTATCGACATCGAGCCAGGCATACATTTGGTCTTTCTGCTGCTCAGGCATACTCTTACCGTGTGCGGTGGCCTCTTCTAAATACCCCTCGAGTGGGTCACATATCCCGCGCCACTTCTTAGTCTCTTCCTTGGAGCATTCCGGTGGTTGGAGTCCCGCCCTGTACCAGTCTTGGCACCCTTGGAAAATCCAGTTAAAGATACCGCTGAGTTCGTATGTTTCTAAAATATAGAGAAGGTCGCTATCCCTATCCTCTTCTGGAATTGTTAGATTGAACGGGATTTTATGAATCCGTCTCCATGTCCCATGGTCGGACCCTTCAATATGCGGAAGTGAATTTGCACTTAGAAATAATTTTAGCGTAGGCGTAAATTCCCAGAAGTCCTCGCGCATTCTTCGTGCCACCATGGCCTCGCCACCAGTAACCTGCTTCAACAACTGTTCGGCCAGTCGCTTGTCCTTGCCCTCAATCTCTGTGCTGGCCACAAAACGCGCACCACAAAGCCGCGCCACCCCCGTTGGGTGTGCGTCTCCGCCATTGGTTACAAATAAATTCGGCGCACAGGTCTGCGAATAATCGCCAAGCATATGATGAATGACATTAACGAGCGTCGATTTACCATTGCACCCAAACCCATGCAGAAAAAAGTAGCATTGCTCGTGAGTGTGTCCGGTAAGAGCGTACCCAAAAATACGGCGCACAAACTCGATAAGCTCTTTGTCTCCGCAGAGCACCTCGTCAATAAACTTGTCCCACCTGGGCGCAACAACATCAGGGTCAAACTCGACTCGCGCCATTTTCGTAAGCAGGTCATCTGGCGAGTGGTCGCGCAGTTCCCCTGTTTTTAAATCGAAGGTGCCATTTTTAAGATTAAGCAGGTCTGGTTTTTGGTCAAGCTCTTCATACCCCACAGGGATGCCTTCGTAAGACCTTGCTAGTCGCTCGATTGCGTGGAGTTTTGCGGTACTGCCGCTTCTTCGCCACCATTCATGAACAGCTCTTCTTTTCTCCCGCTCGTTGTCGGTGATGTTCGGCTCGAGTGACCACTTCTGCGACCAATAATATTTCTTACGCACGATGACAGACATCCAGCGAATAATCTGACCAGTGATGTCGGTTCTCCACCTATGCCCGTCCCAGATGAGCCACTTTCCCCATTCCGGCACAAATCGCATGTGCTCCCCGTGTGCCTTAACCAATAAATCAACATTCGACAAATCCGTACATTGCATTATGCACTCATCCTCCATCCAAAATTACGTGTTTGATTTCTATATGCGCTCTCCAGCTTTTGCTGCAGTTCGCGCTCGTCCCATGGTGGTGAGCATCTGCAATTCCATCCCAAAAGGGCTGGCCAAAATACATCCATGCTTACGCCAAAGTCGCATCCAACCTTGCAGGCCTTATACGTCTGCATACTGCCCGCATCACCCTCGACGGCAATCGCCATTTTATTTAAGTACTGCTCTGCTCTTGCACCCGCACACCCCCGGTTTTTCATTGTGATCTCTCGCGCCAAAAAAACAGGTCTGGGCGTTAGAACGAGACCAAAACCAATAATGAGTTCATCAAGGGTATAGCGCCTTGCCGGTGATTTTGTGTTGGTACGCAGTCGCGTATGACAGTCGTCACCAAGTCGGTTCGTTGCGGTTTTATTATAGCGTAACCCCGCTGGTCGCACCAGTTGTGTTGCAAGATTTACTGCCTCATCTGTCTGAAATTTTCGAGCAAGTGCCTTTTGTACTAATCGCCACTCAGCGATATCCCCACCAGGCTCAAGTAACCAGTGGATATGCCAACCGTTTCCGGTTTGAACAGCGAAGTGTGGTGGCATTCTAAAATCATGTTTTGCGTGATGCCCAGATTTGTAATCGACATCAATAAAGCAGCCGTGATATGTGTTGATGCCCCCGGTAGTACGCTCTGTGCCGGTGTTGATACACACATGCACATCGTAACCAGCCAGCTCAAGCTTGCCGACATTCTGTACCTGCTCATCGAGCGTACCCCGGAACTTTCGCACCGAGTTGTCACGGTATCTCTTTGCAAACCACTCCAGGGTGTCACTATCGCTGTGCAGCAGCCCACAAAAGCGTCTGAATACGTCTTCCTGCATCGTTATTACCCCTCAGTCCTCTTGGCCACACGCCAAAAATGGCCCTGTATTTATGTTTTGCCCATCCGAGCCTGTTTCGCCGTTTAAGACATTCCCTCAATAAAAACTCGTACTCGATTTGTTTGTTCTCGGTAGATGCAATTTTGGGTGGGAAAAGCACCCACCGATTTGTGCAACCGATACTGCAGCTTAAGCGATGCCAGTAGGCTCCCCACTGGGCCCTTCGATGGACAGTCTCACCGCACCCTTGAACGCAGCGTTTGATTTGAGCAAACCCCTCATCAAGAAGCTCGACCAATTCGCTGTTGCTCTCATCTACGCCGGGAATCATCTCCCTAAACGGCATCCGGCAATCGTTACAGGCCTTATCGTTTACGCTTCCCACTGCGCCGCACCAATCACACACGCGCAGGTTTGTGCGCTTGCGCTTGCCTTTTTTCTCGAGCCCACCCTCGAGCGAAAACGAGCGATGGTCTTGTGGCTTACCGTGCTCTCGAACACACCCAGCATGGTCCAGGATTAGTGGCTTGTCTTTCCCTTCAAGGGGTCTCAGCACTCTGCCGACCATCTGCAAATAAAGACCCGTGCTCATCGTTGGTCTGGCGAGAACGCACACACTCAAAGAAGGTAGATCCCAACCCTCTGTCAGTACGCCCACGTTACAGACTACGCCCACGCGACCTTCTCTTAGGTCGGTGAGAATCTTAACCCTCTCTTTTAACGGTGTCGTACCATCAAGGTGTGCTGCGCTTACTCCTTCATCAAGAAATGCACGGGTCAGCGATTTTGAATGTTTAATGTTGCAGGCATATACAACGGTGGGTCTGGATTGTGCCCAGTCGAGCCAGTGTTTTACAATTCGGCCCGACAAAAACACCATTGCCTCGGCAGCATCATCCATATCGAAATCGCGCCCTTTGCGCTTAAGCTCGGCATAGTCGATTTTTGTAGGGGCCATTACGCGAGGGGTTGCGATGTAGCCTTCGTTCATGAGTTCTCGAGGGGTTGCCACTACAACCATCTCATCGAAAACTTCCGACAACCCTTTACCATCTGCCCGGTATGGTGTTGCAGTTAACCCGAGCACATTTACGCCCGGATGCGCCTCCAGGATGGTCTTATAGGAATTTCCTACAGCCCGATGCGCCTCATCAATAACGATAAGCCCGAGACCGTCAATGGGTTGACGCTTGCACATTTTCTGCACGGAACCCACCACCACCTGATTGGTGGGGATGGTTTTGCCGACAATGC